GACCGGATAAAGTTCCGGGCATACGGCATGGATAATACCAAGTAACTGTAGGCCGTAGTTACGGTTACCTTCAGAGAAGGCCATTGTCATGCTGTTGGTAGCGAACGAGGACCGGAACACTCCGGCCCTGTCCAGCAGCCTCCACACCATGCGCCGGCCACGCTTGTTGTTCATCAGCCACTTGACGTCGGCTGCCTCGTTCTCGCGCTCAAGTCGTTCACGCTGGTCGCGCTCGGCCTTGCTGCGCTCCTGACCACGGATGTCGAGTGGGTCGTAGTTGCTCATTCGTAAGACCCGTCAACCTCGTTGATCGTGGCGATGACCGACGGGATGATGGGTCGCGTTGGCGACGTCAGGCCGCTTGCCGTGTAAATCGAAATGTCGCTGCTCGGCGTGCTCCACATGATCTGAGCGTACTGGCCTGCGTTCATCGACAGGAAGATGTTCCAGGCCGCCACCAGATACCCGTCTCCGCCGGCATGGGTCTTGGGAATGGTGATGCGCGTGTTACTCGCTGCAACATCGCTGCCGTCGATACGGAACCAGATGTCAGCTTCGCCTTCCTGCCCTGCGCTGTTGCGGAACTGCGCACTGAACTGGATGTTGTAAATGGCTGTGCGCGTTACGGTTAGACGCGAATTGCTGACTACCGTGATTCCCTTGCTGATGTCTGTCACCGGAAACGTCAACGCCGTTGCCGTGTTCAGGCTGGCCGTCTGCGTGCTTTCGCTGTGGAACGCTCCAACGTGCGGGATGCGGGCGAACAGGAGCTGACTGCCGTCTGGATCCGACACCCCAACGATGTCGCCGCTGGTTGAGTCGTACAGGAATGGGCTGCCTGGGAATCGCTTCTGAATTGCCATTAGACCTCCAAGGCCGACGGGCTGGTGTATCCCGAGAACATGTTCATCACGTCAGTCAGGGCGTTCTGCTGTCCGGTCGGAGCCTGCGCCATGTTCTTGACCGTCTGCGACGACTGTTGCAATGCCGCTGACTGCTCCTTGGCCGCCATCGCTTGGTTGCGGGCGGTGCGGATGGCCGCGACCTCCTTGTCGGCGATGATGAGCGACGGGTCCACGCCAAGCATGTCTGCGTAGATGTCGGCCCACTGGTCGCTGTCGAACTTGTCGAGGATGTCTGGCTTCATCGTGGCGATCTGGCCGAGGTTTCCAACGAAGCGGTCGACCGAGTTCGTGCCGATGGCACGCTGCGCCTGGGCGAGCATGCTGACGAACTCGACGTTCAGGTCCATGCCCTGCAACTCCTCGGGTGCCGGCGGGATGATGCCACCCTGCAACATGCGCGTGAACGTGATGTCCACCAGCGGGTCGAGCAGTTCGTTGTGCAGGCGCTCGAGCACGGGCCCGAGCATGAGCAGTTTCTCCTCGTGGCGCTCGGCGACTTCGGTAGCCGTCATGCGGGTGTTCGGCTGGCCCGCCAGCATCAGGAACATGTCGGCATAGAACGCACCACGAACGCGCTCGCGGCAGTCTTGGATGTCGTTCAGCAGGTACTGGAGGTTGAGGTTGACCTCAAACGCCGTCTTGATGCCGGCTGACGCGCCGTCAACGAACGAGATGCCACCGGGCAGCGTCTCGACGTCGCGGTTCTTCATGGACACGGGCACCTGGAGCGGCGGCTTGGTCTGGTAGTCGATGGCCTGCGCCTTGCGCAACTGCTCGTGCTGTAGCTGCTTGATGTCGCCAAGCGACTCCATGCCCGGGCTGTTGCCGTAGATGTCGCCGCCGGCGGTGGCCCAGCGCGGGACGAGTGCGGGGAATTGTTCAAACCCGCTCTCGCGCAGGAACACGCCGTCCTCGCCGCCGACTTCGAAGTACCACGAGCCCCACGCCATGTTCTTGTTGTCGCGCTTCTTGTGGTCGCGGTCGGATCGCGGTTCGATGGCGTGGATGACTGGAATCCACTGGTCAAGCGTGCCACGGTCGTACATGTTGCGCACGGTCGTGGAGCAGTTCTTGTAACCGAACTCCTTGACCATCGCGGCGACTGTCATCTCAAACTCGCGGTACAACGTGTCAACGCGGCCCTGCGCGTCGGTGGCAATGCAGTACTCGCCCGTCGTGACGGGGTAGTGGTGGATGACGTTCTTGAAGTCGGGCAGCACGATGCTCGTGGCCGTACCGAACGCGCCGAGTTCCTCGTACATCGTGTGCAGGGCGCGGTAGGTGTTGGACTTCTGGAAGACCAACTGCATGCGGCGCGTCACGTCATCGAGCCACAACTTGACGGGCTGGTAGGAGTTCAGTTCCGGGTCGGCGGTTGCCAGCCTGAACCACTGCCGTGCCGGGCTGGTCGCGCCAGCCATCATGCCGGCTCCGAGCGTGCGCAGTGCGCGGGTGCCGGTGTTGTCGTAGATGTTGTTGTGCCGGCGCCAGCCCTTGTCGCGGTCTTGGCGGAAGTAGCGCCCGTTGCGCGGGAGCAGGTAGGTCGTGATCTCCTGCCAGTGAGACAGCCACGACGCCCGCTCAGACTTGAGCTGCCCCCACCGCGTGAACAGCTTGTCGCGGGTCGGTGCGCTTGGGTAGGACTGTGCGTCGCTGGTGTATTCGCTCACGATTACCCTCCGAGGAGTGAACTGCGACCGAGCGCCAAATCCTGCGGGTTGACGCCAGTCGGCCCGGTCAGCATGGTGCTGGTCGGACCTCCACCTGCGCCTTCAGTTGCGCCAGCCATGATCTCGCCCATGTTGGGCTGCCGGCGGTTGGCTGCTGCCATAGCCTGGGCGCTGCGCCGCTGCTGCGATGCTGCCTGTGCGCTCGCCTGCGTTTGCGCTTGCCGTTGCTCGCCGAGCGCCTGCTCTTGTGCCTTATCGGCCCGTTCTCCGGCGTACACGGCATACCCGGTTCCTGCCGCCGCTGCCGTTGCTGCCGCCACTGCGGCGATGGTGCTGATCGCTGCCATTTCAGATCTCCTTGGAATGCATCCGCTCGGTCAGAGTGTAACCCATGATGCCGAGGATTCTTGCGGCAGGTGTCTCATCTCGCCCATTCATCACCAGATCGCTCATCGCCACGTACTTCAAACCGCGTTGCTTGGCCTCTGCCTCAAACGCCTGCATGAGCCTGATGCCAGCCATGCCACGATGCGCAGGATCAACCCACCACGCGAGCTCAACGGCGGTCTGAACGTGCGGCGCAAACCAGAGCGGGCCGACCACGCCAAGGATGCCGCCGATGATTTGCTCGCCGTCGAGCGCAACGAACGAAACTCCGCAGTCGATGACCGCGCTTATACCGTTCGCTAGTTGCTCATCGGCTAGATGGTCGTTGATCGACCTGTACTCGCTGAACTGGATGAATTGCCTGCCCATCGTCAGCAGCGCAGGAACGTCATCGCGGGTTGCTAGTCGGATCATTCCATGCCCTCGTATGGGTCGTAGTCGCCTGGTCGAGTGTCGATGCGGTCGCGCACCTCGCGTGGGAGCTGCTTGCCGACGGGGAACGCGAACGTCAGAGCCAGCGCGTCGGCGATGTCTGGGCTTGCACCACCCTGTAGCCGGCGCTTGATCTCGTCTTTGGACTCGAGCACCCGTCTGCCGTTGCTGTCGTACGAGTACGTTGGGGTGGCGAGTTCGGCCTTCAGGAACGGGTCGTTGGGGATCGAGCCGCCCTGCTCAAGCCATTCGCGCATGGTCCACCACATCTCAGTGCGCCTGTTGACGAACAGGCCGGGGTTGTTGGGCTTGCCGCCGAAGTTCACCTCCACGATCCCATATCCCAACTGGCGCAGGCGGTCGATCACGCCTGCCCCGCCGCCGACGTCGATGAACACGCCGTCCGGGTCGCGCTCCTCGATGACGTTGGCTACCCGACCTGCCAGGCTCATGTTGTCGATGCCTCGGTAAATCTGCGGCTCAAACGCTACTAGCCCTTGGCGCAGCATGATGACGCTACGGTCATCACCGAACCGGGCCGGGTCAACGCCGACAACCAGCGGAGCGTCCACGATGTCGCCGTCTGAGTATCGGCGCCGTGCCGCTGACTCAGCATCGGACAAGTTGATGAGCTGATCGTCGCCGGCTGCGCTGAAGTCGCACAGGTACTCGCGTGCGAACGCCGACTCTGGCATGTCTCGGCGCAGGCGCTTGACTTCGTCACGGTCGATGGCGTCCGTATCATCGACGGTATAGAGGGCAGACCACCAGTCCTCGAGGCCGTTGGAGCGGTAGAACAGCTCGCTGAACAGGTTGATGCCAGACGGCGTGCCAATGAACATCGCCCAGCCCTTGCGGTCGGACAGGGCAGGCTGAACGATGTCGGTCCAGACCTCGGGCTTGATCTGGGCGACCTCGTCAATCACGCAGCCGTCGAGACGGACGCCGCGCAGGGCGTCGGGGTTGTCGCCGCCGAACAGGCGGATGGTCGCGCCGTTGTGTTTGAACACGACGGCCAGATCCACCTCGTTGATGTCGATGGCCCCAGTCGTGCGCATCGGGCGCAGCTTGTCCTTGAGACGCGCCCAAGCGATGGCCTTGGCCTGGCGCAGGAACGGTGCGATGTACACGAAGAACCCGAGCGGCTGCTTGCATTTCAGAGCCTTGTCCAGAAGCTCCATGATGGCGAGTTCCGTCTTGCCAGCACGTCGGTGCAGCGCGAGAACTGTGAACCTCTTGCGCTTCAGGTGACATTCCCGCTGCCACTGGCGCGGGTTGTAGTCAAGACTTATCGGCACTTGGCACGCCCGTGATTACGGTCAGGTTCACGCCGCCGGCATGGTCCACCCCAACCTTGTCTCCGTACTTCTTGGGGTTCCACTTGGCGAGGAGCTTGAGCCGCGTCTCGACCTGGAGGCGACGCCATGCGACTTCGACCTGATCGGCTGGCTTGGTGTCGGCCAACTCCTTGCACTCGTCGGCGATCACGTCGTGCCCGTCCTCACGCGCCTGCGCGATGCGTAGGTCAAACGCTGGATCTTTGGCCCTCCAGTCGTAGACCACGGTGAAATGAGGCTTGCCTTCAAGTCTGCACCATTCCCGCAGCGGCTTGCCAGCGGCCAACCATGCGACGAGTTCGTCGGCTAGGTCTTGCGGGACTGGCTCTGGCGGTCGGCCTATCGGGCGCGGCGCTTGGCTGCCTTCGCCTTGTCCGCTCGCACGAACTTCTTTGCGACGGACATAGGGACGCCGACCTTCTTTGCGAACGACCGGGAGTGTGCTGCCGCCTGCATCAGGCGCTTCTGGGCGGGTGATTTGCTTGGCATCAGGTTTCATTCTTGTATGAAAGGTGAATTTCCAGTCCAACGGATTCGGCGATGGCGATGGCGCTGGCGAGGTTGCAGCCCTTGCGGCGGATCTTGGGTGCGTCAGAAAGCAGGCACCGCACGTTGTGTGCGGCCATGCGATCCTCTGCGTCCATGCGGACAGCCAGCGCGTTGGTGACCTGTCCGGTCTGTGCCATGTGCTCGCGCACGGCTGCCTTCCAGTCCTCAAAGCTTCGTACGATCATGGCGTGATTATATCAGTCCTTGGTGCTGTTTATTCCGAAATCTTGGATAGTTGCAGCCCAGACTAGTCGCGGTGTTCCCGGACCCATCCAGCGTGCCTCGATCTCGTCGGTGACGAAGCACCGGGCTTCGACCTGGGTCATGCCTTGATCGTCGCGTAGTCGTGCTGCGATCATGTCCGCGCTGTAAACGACCACGGGCGGACCAGTCTCGCCGGCGCGAGGGTAGTGAACGCCGAGGATGCAGTCATCGAGGCCCGCCAGCAGCACCTGCTTCCCCGACGACTTGCGCTTGCGTGCCATGACCGGGATTGTACGGGCCGGCCAGCCGTGCCCTCCACACGGCTGCGATGTTCCGGACGCTCTTGTCGGCAAGATCATTGCGAACGACAGTCGCTGGCGACGGTCCTCCGTCGAGGTACTCGGCTAGCCAGCGGCGGTAGAGCGATTCGGAGTCTCCGTCGGACAGTCCGTTGGTGCGCAGTTTGGCGAGCGTGAGCTCGCGTTCCTGCTCGACCTTGGCAGTCATCACGGCTATTCCGTCGGCAATGACCTCGTCCTCGGTGACGACCCTCTGCTGTCCGTCCTCCCCCTTGACATACCAATCCCCCGCCCCCGCCCGTTCGACCCGTGTACGCCAGGCTGGCTCGCGCATCAGCAGACGTCGCATCGCGTCTCGAGGAAGGGGGGTAGGGGGGGTTTTGTTTGTAGTTGTGGTTGTGGTTGTAGTTGCTGAAGCCACCCTAGTAGGGTTGCTTAAGCCACCCTGCGTTTCCGCTGGTAGGGTTGCTTGAGCCACCCTAGTAGGGTTGCTTAAGCCACCCTTGTTTTTGGCCCCAGAACGGGCTTCTGCACCCCTTCGGCCTGCCTCGACCGCTGCGGTGTGCCGGCTGCGAGCCTTCTCGCGCTCGACCTCCATGCGAGGGTGGACGAGGGTGGCTGGCAGGGTGGCTTGAGCCACCCTAACCTCGAACCTAGCCCTCAGAACCGACCAGTCTGCATCGGTCAACTGGCATCGAGTCATCGCCTGACAAGCTTCCCGGTCGTCCGGAATGCCTCCGTTCGTCCAGGCGTACATCAGCATCTGGGTGTACGCCCAGCCCTGCACCGGGGTCAGCATCGCCGTACTCACGAGGAAGTCGGTCGGGTACATCGAGAACCAAGGCAGATCCGTCGCCATGCCGCAATCCTGTCTGTCCGCCATGTAGCGGACGAATGGGAAAATCCGGGGCGAAGCGCGGGAGCGGCTGGAAGCACCGCGCCCCGCCACCGGAGTCCGAAATGTTGAGCGATTCCAGCCGCTCGTCACGCCATTGTAGCGTGTCATTTCATCGGCTGCTGGAGCAAATGCACTACACATCTGCACATCTGTATTCGCTTTACGCCTATTCACGCATCCTCACGCATATTCACGCTTGCACGCTACAAAACTGTGCTACATTGGCGTGCGACATGGAACCGCTTGCCGTTGCTGCGGCAAGCACAGACTTGACCTCCGCCCGGTTGCAGCCGGGCGGTTGTCATTTTGGGCGGCTCACGCCTATTCACGCATCATCACGCCCATGCCAGCGATTGCCGAAACGCATACAAACTGTATGCACATCAGCAGTTACAAGCATGGGACACAACGCCTGAGCGTCTGTCCCCGGCGGCAGGTTCGTTACCCCAATGTTCCGGCGCTGCGGCGTACCTCGCGGCCTTCAGGCAGCACCCATGTCGGCAGTCGAATCCGACGTCACCGCGCCCCTATCCTACCCGCATGCGTCACTGCAACCTTCCCTATCACATTTACGTCAACATCAACAACGTGGCGCTCGGGCCCGAGATGCCAGCCGGCACGACACGCGGGATACTGCACGGGATCTACTGCCGGCCCGGACAGGCCATCATGGGACACGTCCTGCTTGAGAGCGGAGCGCACTGGTCTGGGATGCTGTGGCATCTCAACAGCACCACGTACACGTTCATGGAGCAGCCGCTGACGTTGC